AGGAGGGGGCGTAGCTCTTAACCTAACCAACCTGCGTGAGCACGGGGCACCAATCAAGAAGATTGAGAACCAGTCATCGGGTGTTCTTCCAGTAATGAAACTATTAGAAGACTCGTTTAGCTATGCAAACCAGCTGGGTGCTCGTCAGGGTGCGGGTGCTGTTTACCTAAACGCCCACCACCCAGACATCCTGCAGTTCCTCGACACTAAGCGTGAGAATGCTGACGAGAAGGTTCGTATCAAGACGCTGAGTCTTGGAGTGGTTGTCCCAAACATCACGGTGGAGCTAGCAAAGAACAACGAGGATATGTATCTATTCTCTCCATACGATGTAGAAAGAGTGTACGGGGTTCCAATGTCTGATATTTCTATTACAGACAAGTACCAGGAAATGGTAGATAATGCAGAGATCAAAAAGAAAAAGATCAATGCCCGTAATCTTTTTCAGACCATTGCCGAGCTGCAGTTTGAGTCTGGCTATCCCTACATCGTGTATGAAGACACAGTAAATGAGGCCAACCCAGTCGAGGGTAGAATCAACATGTCCAATCTTTGTTCTGAGATTCTTCAGGTCAATACACCAACGACATACAACGCTGACCTGTCATACGACAACATCGGTAAAGACATTTCTTGCAACCTTGGCTCTCTTAACATTGCTAAGGCTATGGAGTCACCAGACTTCGGCAAGACCGTAGAGGTAGCGATTAAGGCTTTGACCTCCGTTGCTGACCTTAGCTACATCGAGTCTGTCATGTCAATTGCTGAGGGTAACAAGAAGTCTAGAGCCATTGGTCTAGGACAGATGAACCTTCACGGATACTTCGGTAAAGAGAAAATGCACTACGGTGATGAAGAGTCTATTGACTTTACCGACATCTATTTCTATACTATTTTGTTCCATGCAATCAAGGCATCTAACAAGATGGCAAAGGACACGGGCTCACCATTCGATAACTTCGAGAACTCCAAGTATGCTTCAGGCGAGTTCTTCGAGAAGTACACCTGTTGCGACTGGAAGCCAAAGACCAAGAAGGTTGCTAAACTATTTAAAGATGCAGGGATTGATATTCCTGATGCTGATGACTGGAAGAAGCTACAGAAGTCTGTGCAGAAGTATGGTATCTACAACCAGAACCTACAGGCAGTTCCACCTACAGGATCAATCAGCTACATCAATAACAGCACAAGTTCTATTCACCCCATTGCGTCTCAAGTCGAGATTCGTAAAGAGGGCAAGTTGGGCAGGGTATACTACCCAGCACCATACCTGACTAATGACAATAGAGAATACTTCCAGGATGCATATGAGATTGGTCCAGAAAAGATTATCGATGTGTACGCAGCTGCCACCCAGCACGTTGACCAGGGTCTATCACTGACGCTATTCTTTAAGGATACCGCAACAACCCGTGACGTAAACAGGGCACAGATTTACGCATGGAAGAAGGGTATTAAAACAATTTATTATATCCGAATCAGACAACTAGCCCTAGAAGGAACAGACGTAGAGGAGTGTGTATCATGCATGTTGTAAAACCAATTAACTGGAACAAGATCGAAGACCCAATTGATCTGGACGTGTGGAATAGGCTAACTGCTAACTTCTGGTTGCCAGAAAAGGTTCCCATCTCCAACGACATTCAGTCCTGGGCTTCTCTTACCGAACACGAGAAAGAAGTGACCAAAAAGGTTTTCACTGGCCTTACACTGCTCGACACTATTCAGGGCACCGTGGGGGCAATGAGCTTAATGCCAGACGCTAGGACACCACACGAAGAGGCAGTAATTACAAACATTGCCTTTATGGAAAGCGTCCACGCTAAGTCATACTCTAACATATTCTCCACTCTTTGTTCAACTCAGGAGATCGACGAGGCATTTAGATGGAGCATCGAGAACCCATTCCTTAATAAGAAAGCTGAAATAGTTATTGATAAGTATGATGGGAACGATCCTCTAAAGCGTAAGGTTGCTTCTACTTTGCTAGAATCTTTCTTGTTCTACTCTGGTTTCTACTGGCCAATGTATCTATCGTCTAGGTCTAGATTAACCAATACAGCGGATATGATTCGACTTATCATTCGTGACGAGGCTGTACACGGCTATTACATCGGGTATAAGTTCCAGCTAGCACTAGCAGAAGAGTCTGCAGAACGTAAGGCAGAGCTTCAGGAGTACACCTATGACCTCGTAATGGAGCTGTTTGAGAACGAGACCAAGTATACGGCAGAGCTGTATGACGAGGTAGGGCTAACAGAAGACGTAAAGAAGTTCTTGCACTACAATGCAAACAAGGCACTAATGAATCTAGGATATGACGCACTGTTCCCCAAAGAGGTTACAGATGTCAACCCTGCAATCCTCTCTGCCTTGTCGCCTAATGCTGACGAGAATCACGACTTCTTCAGCGGTAGCGGTTCAAGCTACGTAATTGGTAAGCACGAAGCGACAGAAGATGAGGACTGGGACTTCTAGTCCTTGACCAACTCCCTTTTCTCTGATACAATTATCCAATGAAGAGATGTAATAAGTGCGGTGAGACCCTAGATCATTCTAGGTTTTCTCCATCTGGTGGAGGCAAATACCTTAGGCCTGAGTGCAAATCTTGTGCAGTAAGGCTTGGTAAAGAACGTGCATATCTTAGAAAAACTTACGGTCTTCCACCAGCTGGATACATATGTCCTATCTGCCTACGCAAAGAGGACGAGCTTCTAGGTACTGGTGGGAATGCGGGGGTATGGGTCGTAGATCACGATCACGACACCAACACGTTTAGAGGTCATCTTTGTCACAACTGCAACAGGGCAATTGGAAACTTTAACGATGACATCGAGAGGCTCGAAAGAGCAAAGCAGTACTTGATTAATTCGGGAGAATAGATGAAAGAAGACAAGGATCTAATTAGTTTTTTGGCAGATCCAGACAATGTCACAAAGTTTATTGGCGTAGCTATTACAGAATCTTTAGGTTACAGTTTGACAGAAGAGGGAGAGTGGGTTAGAATAGATACATGAATGAAGAAAAGAGATTTGGGAAGTGGCTTACCCAAGGCATAGAAGAGGGATGGGTAACAGAACCGTTCTGTAATACCCACGACATCGATCCTGGCATGGGCGAAGAAGAACAAGAAGAGTGGGAAAAAGGTGGAGATCCCTGTCAGCATGTTCTTAGAATCATGTATCCTCAATAGTTTGATGGCCTATAGCTCAATTGGCAGAGCAGAGAGCTGTTAACTCTAAGGTTCCTGGTTCGAGTCCAGGTAGGCCAGCTGATAATTTAATATTTGCGAATATAGTTTAATGGTAAAACTTAACCTTGCCAAGGTTATGACGCGGGTTCGATTCCCGCTATTCGCTCGGCCCTATAGCTCAGTTGGTTAGAGTGCCGCCCTGTCACGGCGGAGGTCGCCAGTTCAAGTCTGGTTAGGGTCGCGCCTCCTTAGCTCAGTTGGCCAGAGCACCGCTCTTGTAAAGCGGGGGTCGTCAGTTCGAATCTGACAGGAGGCCCGAGCCTCTGTAGCTCAGGGGACAGAGCATCGGACTTCTAATCCGTGTGTCGTAGGTTCGAATCCTACCAGGGGTACAAATGAAAAGGAAAAATATGAGAGTAAATGTATTAGACAAAGGCTACGTAAGGCTAGTAGACCACATGGGTAGTGACCTATCTGTGGTTAATGCAGCCAGAGTATCGTACGACAAAGAAACAGAAGAGATCTCGGATCGTGATCGTAAATTAATTAATTTCTTAATCAGAGAGAAGCACACTTCGCCATTTAGACATGCCTCACTCACCTTTGAGGTTTATGCCCCACTTGTTATTGCAAGGCAGTGGTGGAAGTATGCCGTAGCGTCTTCGCACGTTGATGATCAGAATGGGTGGAACGAATCTTCTCGTAGATACATTACAGAAGATGAAGAGTTTTACATTCCTACCGCCACACAGTGGCGTAGCAAGCCAGAAAATAGCAAGCAGGGTAGCGGAGAGCCAATCGACGAAACGCTGGGGCAACGTTTTACAGACAGGCTTGAAGAGATTGTGAGGCTAGGAGAAGAGGCCTATGAGTCTGCAATGGATCGGGGGATTGCTCCAGAGCTTGCCAGACTATTCCTACCAGCATACGGAATGTACGTGCGTTGGCGTTGGACTACTTCTTTGCAAGGGGCCATGACATTTCTGGAACAACGACTTCCACATGACGCTCAATCGGAAATCAGGGAGTATGCTGACGCTGTTCTTAATCTATCTAAAGAAATATTCCCAGAAACTTTTAAGTCCTATCTTGACTTAGACCACTAAAGATATGTATAATAGATACATTCACAATTAACCCAACAAGGAGAAACTATGACAACTGTGTATACAAAGCCTCAGTGCGTACAATGCGACATGACCAAAAGACTTATGGACAAGATTGGGGTAACGTATGACACAGTCGATATCGTTGACAATCCTGAAGAGATGCAAAAGCTAATTGAAATGGGCTACCGAGCCGCACCAGTAGTAATGACAGCAGACGGAGAATCCTGGGCGGGGTTCCAGCCAGAAAAAATTAATCAATTAGCTGCATAGTATTGTTTATGCTATAATTGTGACGAAGGAGTTATTATGAAATACTGGGCAAAGCTCGATGAAGACGACATTGTCGTTGAAGTTATTAATGAAACTGGACTAGAGGATCTAGAAGCACCAGAGGGACAACAGGCTTCTGTAGCCAGAAACACCCCCCTGGGATTAACCACTACTCAAAAGCAGGGTCTTGTGCGATGCTTCTCTCCTGGCGACGGGCCAGCAGGTTCTTACGCTGCACCAGGATTCAAGTATGACCGCGACCTTAGGGGGTTCGTCCCACCACAGCCTGAGCCTTCAGATGTTTTTGACAAGAAAAGTTTTGAATGGGTTCCGCCAAAGCCCGACGAAGAGAATGACTATGTCTGGGATAACGAATCGGGAGCCTGGGTCGGAGCCTAGTTAACACATAAGAGAGAGAGTGTAATGTTTATTTTTAGTCCTGTACCTACGTACGAATATCTGATTCCATTTGGTTATTACCGTGACGAAAAAACTGATGAACTTAAGTTCAGCAATGGTGTCGTATATGATGGAATTCTAGATATTCTTTCACCTCAAGACTCTATTGTAGAAGAGTCTGGATTTAACTCAAAGTGGGGAGGGTACTTGTTGCTAAAACACGCAGATGACTTGTATACTTTTTATGCCCACGGAAATGAGGCACCTCCTTTTCAGGTGGGGGATCGAGTAGACTATGGCCAGCACATCTTTAACTCTTCAGATCAGGGAGAGATCAATCGCCCACAGTTTTATTTTGAAGTAAGAACTCAAAGAGACGGTGGTCAGGTAGATCCAGGATCTTATATTTTTCCTGGAGGCGTAGTCCCTGGAATCCTGCCCCCACCTCAAGCAAAACTTGATGTTAACGGATTAATGGATAAAGAGACGTGGAAAGCTTTTCAGCTTGCACTAAAGTGTAACGCTACCTTTGCTTATATGGGTATAGTTGACGGAATCCCTGGACCACTGACTTGGAAATCTATTAAAGAATCTGTGGGGCTTTTGTTTAATGAAACTGGTGTTGGTACAGAAGAAGAAGAAATCATTAAGGGAATTCAAAGAAAGTTGTATTCGCAGGATCAATACTTTGGTCTGGAGACTGGGGAGTTCGACAAAGAAACAGTATCGGCACTACAAAGAGTATTGAATTTAGGAAAGTACTAAGTTAAGTAACTAGTTGTGTTCAACTTCGTAAGTGCCAGAGATATAGAAGCTGTCTGCAGCTGCTAGTCTTACAGGTTGATTGTCGCTATCTGAGAATGAAACATACTGTCCATTAGACCCAATAGAGTATAGGTTTAGCACATTTGAGCCACCATCAACTTTGCCAGAAATATTGTAGATGTTTCCAGTTGACGCATCGTATAGTGCACCATTAGAAATGATTGTAGTGTGCTCTGCATTGAATGGTAGTGTCATATAGAACTGACCAGTTCCAAAGGTTTCAATGTTGTCCATGTCTACGTCAATGGCTACGTGGCATAGGTTTCCAGTGCGGGTATAGTGTCCAGAAAATAGTGGAGTTGTGCCAACTGTGAAGGTAGGTTGTGGATCACTTACAGTACCACCTTGAAGTGTCCAGCTGCCATCTTCAGATGTGCCAGTGCTGTAGAATCCAAGTGGGAAATAAAATCTTGCCATGTACCTATTTTAACATATCATCTTTAAAATTAATGCTATAATTAAACTACTATGACTACACATGCACTTGTAACTTTAAGCAACACCGCCGACACACTAGTCACTACCCCTGGAATACACTCTGGTGCCGACGTAACAATCCAAAACGTCGATGACACAGCAGTTGTTTACATTGGTGGAGACGGTGTAACTTCTACCGATTATGGTTTTAAGCTCACACCAGGAGCAGCCTGGAGTGTCGAGTTAGCTTCTGAAGACCACATTTACGCTATCTCTGACACAGATGCAACTAAGGTTGCCGTTCTAGCGGTTGGCCTAGAAAGTAAAAACTAGTGGCTAGAATTTTTCCAGCACCCAGTAGCGGTGGTGGATCAGTGCAAACAAAATTTACTGTCCACGCTATGGTTGTTGCTGGTGGCGGTAGCCCCGCTCGTAGCGGTTCGTGGTATTCGTCTGGCGGGGGTGCTGGTGGCTTCATTGAACAGTCTTTGTCCCTTGAAAGTGGAGAGTACACGGTGACGGTTGGTGCAGGTGGCGCGGCTGGTTCTGGCACTTATTCCAGTGGCAACGATGGAAGCGACTCTGTTTTTGCAACGCTTACCGCTAATGGTGGTGGGGCTAGCGGTTCGGCTGGCAACCCTGGCGGTCTTGGCAACACTGGCGGTTCGGCTGGTGGCTCTGGCTACAATCAAGGTGGTGAACGCGCTTCTGATGGTACGGGGCAGGGCTGTAACGGTGGTCGAGGGTACAACGGTAGTGCTTTGACTGGCGGTGGCGGGGGTGCTAGCGAAGGTGGAAACGACAGAGATATCTCTTGGCACGGTGTAGGCGGTCACGGTATGCCTACAAGGATTGTTAGCACTTCTACGGCTACAAGCAAGTCCGTAGGCGAAGTCGCTACTTACGGCCCAATCGGGGTCAATCAGGTTTGGTTTGCTGGTGGTGGCGGTGGGACCATTGACAGTTCTTCCAGTGTTCGTCAGGGCGGTCTAGGCGGTGGCGGTAATGGTTCCCGTAGCGGAGGCACCCCAGGAAGCGGCGTGGCAAATACGGGCGGCGGCGGTGGTGGATGCTGGACTTACCAAGCAGGGATCACTGGCGGGTCTGGGATAGTTATTATTCGATTGTCTACGGATGTTTCCTTAACAGTTGGAGCGGGTTTGACCTATGAAACAGACACTTCTGAAACTAATTCAATCGCTTATATATTTAAAGCAGGAACAGGGACGGTGACTTTAGGATAATGGCACACTACGCTTTACTAGACGAAAACAATGTTGTCGTGCAGGTTATTGCTGGACGCAATGAAACTGAGTCCGTAGACGGCATCACAGACTGGGAAGCCCACTACGCAGAGGTCACTGGGATGAAATGCAAACGAACTTCTCGAAATACTGTGGACGGGGTTCACTTAGATGGTGGTGTTGCGTTCCGTGGGAATATGGCAGCTAAGGGTTACACTTACGATGAAAACTTAGACGCTTTCATAGCCCCCCAGCCCTATCCTTCTTGGACACTTGACACCACGACTTTCACCTGGGAGCCACCTGTAGCCGAAATGCCTGGTCAATACAACTGGGATGAGGAAGCTGGCAACTGGGTTCAGGCACCAGCACCGTTCCCGTCTTGGGTTTGGAATGAAGAGACCGCTGAGTGGGAGGCACCGATTCCGTTTCCTCAAAACGCTACTAGTCTAAAAGTTTGGGATGAGGACGCTGGTAGTTGGGTAGAAGCACAAGACAACTCTTAATGCTATAATAGTTCTATGAAACATTATCTTAAATGGTTCATTAAAGAATTTAAATTAGCAATAAGGAGACATTTTGAAGCTTTATAATCCTGCCCCAGGACGCCCTATTACAAGTCCATACGGGCCTCGTACACACCCTATCACTGGACAAAAGGGTAAGATGCACCACGGAATTGATTATGGTGGTACCTTCAATGTGTTGGCAGCTGGCGATGGCATTGTTGTACATATTGGTTTTTCTGCTAAAGGTGGAGGGCATGTTGTTATTATTAAACACGCCTCTAATCTTTACACAGTCTATTATCACGGTGCCACAAGAACTCCCCTCAAGAAGGGCAATCGCGTAAAAGCTGGAGATTTTATATATCGTTCTGGATCCACTGGAGCTAGCACAGGGCCCCATCTCCATTTCGAGACCCGCACAAGTAGGCGTTGGGGGGCTACAAAAGATCCCCAAATTTATTTAACAGGCTCAAGGACAGACAATGACTCTAATGATCTTGAGGGGGAGGCTTATAAGGTTAAGCTTTCGGTGAGGGGAAGACTAAACAAGGCCACCTGGAAAGGTTGGCAGATGGCATTAAAGGCACGTCATGGCTACAGTGGGATCATTGATGGCGTTCCTGGAAAGTTGACATGGTCTGCAGTGCAAAGATCTGCATCAAAATATTACAAGGGGCCAGTAGACGGTATCCCTGGACCAAACACACGTAAAGGAGTTCAGGGCTACCTAAAGGAGCTTGGATTCTATAGCGGTCGCATTGACGGCATTTGGGGTAAGGGAACAATTGGTGGCTTGCAAAGAGCACTTAATGAAGGGAAGTACTAATGTTTGCTAATATATGGAAACTTACTCAGAATGCTTTTAACGAGTTTAAGTCTCGTAATCAGGTCGCCAAGAAACAGTCTGACGAAGCACTAGCTACTGGGCCATCATGGAGGCACCGCCGTAGACTAATCTATGGTGCATATATTGTGGCAATGGCGATGATTATCTTTGGTGGGTTTAGCGTCCTTACTGATAGCCAGATTGGCGTTGAGATGGTGATTGGTGGGGTATCTTTGCTGGCAATTATTGTAACGGCATACACTACCTCTGCAACATATGAAGATGTTAGGCTATGGAATCATCAACCACGTATTCGTTTTGGAGAATCTTCAGAAAATATTGAAGAAGAACTTGACACAGACAACCCTGATGGCCTATAATAAATAAGTCATAACGAAAGGAAATATGCATATGATCATGACAAAAGCATTCTGGGCTTCTACAGGAGAAGCCGCTATCAAGGCCGCAGCAGCCGCTGCACTTGGTGTGATTGGAACCGCTGAGTTTCTTACCGTAACTGGTGTCGATTGGGCAACAGTCGGAGGAGTCGCAGTGCTTGCTGCAATTGTTTCTGTTCTTACTGCTGTGGTTGCACCTAACCCAGATATTAGAGCAGCTCGTAGAGAGGCAGCAGCAAGAGCACAGGCAGCAGCAGAGGCAGCAAACGCTCCTCGCAGTCGCCGTGCAAAGAAGTAAGTTATAATTAAATATGGCGTTGTACGATTATACCTGCGGGGTCTGCGATAAGTCTGTCACTGTGACAAGATCTATCTCAGACCCTGAGGGGTATTATGAGTGTGATGTGTGTAAAGAGCCCCTGAAGAGGGTGTATAACTCAAACATGGGTGTTCAGTTTAACGGCTCTGGATTTTATTCCACTGATAAATAAGGAGGTCACTATGACCAAAACTAAAATTGATGTTGGCGAGACCAGAGATTTAGATGCAAATGATCGCTGTGATCAATGTCCCAGCCAAGCATATGTTAGAGTCGTTGGCATTACTGGTGAGCTATTCTTTTGCTCACACCACTTTACTATGATTGAAAGAAGCCCTGAAGCTTATCACAAGATTCAATCTTTTTCTTATGTCATTCAAGATGAAAGGGACAAGCTCTCAACCCAGAGGGCAGGTCTGTAATGATTGATCCAAACGAAATGATTGATGCTTTAATATTACAGGGTGCTTTGGAAATTGAGGGCATAGATCAAGACAGCGGTCAGATGATATTCTCTATGACCGATAAAATGGAAAAAATTGCTCCAGAGATTTACAAAGAATTTGAAGAACAACTGTACCGCACCGTAATGTCTTTGTGGGAAAAGGGGTTGGTTCAGATGAACGTTATGGACACAGAGCCAACCGTTTCACCAACTGAATTTGCACTAGATCGTAGAACCTGGAAGGGCCTTTCTTCGGAAGAACTAAACGTAATGAAGACGATCATGATGCGTTTTGAGGGAGAAATCTAATTGGAATATTTTGTTGGGGCAGCTATCACACTTGTTACAATCTGGGTAGCTAATAAGTTTTTGGATAAAAAGATCGAGCCTGTTGAAAACTTGACGACCATCCAATACAGTCAAAGCCATGTGTATGAGCTAATGAGGCCTTGGCTACCAGACATGCCACCACCAGAAATTGGGCCTACCCAGTCTATGAACTTTTTAAAACAAACATATATGAAAATTATGGTCGTTAATAACAAGGCTTATTGGATTAAAGATAATGGAGTCTTTGTTGCTGATGTTGTAGACGGAGAAGTTAATAAAGAAAACGCTCGTAAAGTTGACACAATGACTATGAGTAAGGTAGAATTAGATGAAATACTTTTTATTATTGAAAAGTTGAGAGAGGACGAAGATGATAGTAGGGGTACAGGGAAGTCGTAACTTCGACGAGTACGCGATCTTTTTACGTGCTATGGGTACAGCACTATCCATGATGGAAGAAGATGATAATGAGTTTATCATTTATTCTGTTGGACCCGCCAAGATTAATTCTATGGCCTTAGAGTTTGTAAATGTTACCGAGCGTAGCATGAGATCAAAAGGTATTAAGATTAAAACATTTAAGGTTCCTTTCTCTTGGGCTAAAGAAAACATTTTTGAACTAAACTATTTTGCTTATTTTGGTAAGCCAGGAGACAGACCTTCTGAGCTTGTCGATCTAGCAGACCGCAAGAGTGTTGAGGCGGGGGTGTATCGATACTAATGCTTAGCAGGAGAGAAGCAGCATTTCTTTCCGTTGCAAGATACTTTGCAGCTAAGTCTAAATCGAGAAAGAAGCATGGTGCAGTGTTGGTAAGATCTGGGAGAGTCGTTGGTACTGGGTACAACAGAGAACGTAACAGTCCTTTTGTTGTGTCACCAGAACACATCAAGCCCCACTGCTCACGTCATGCGGAATTTTTAGCTATCAGAGAAGCTGGTAGCAACGCTAACGGTGCTATCTTGTACGTTGCGAGAGTCAACAAACAGGGTAAGGATCGAATTAGCAAACCTTGCAGACTATGCCAGGTAGAAATAGATAAAAGCAACATAAAGAGAGTAATCTACACGAGGGATGAGCCATGATGATTAAATCGCTTGAAAAGATGGAAAAGCTTGTAGAAAAAGCAAAGTATTTGACGTGGGATGGCTGGACTGTAATTAGTTCTTACCCATCGAAGAAGGCTAGTACTTCTAAGTATGGTGCGTTTGTTGATGGTGTGTGGCACATTCAACGCAGGTTTGAACCAACGGAACAGGGGTGGGATATTCCTGAAAGGTTCCTGAAGGGTTAAATGAATAAGCATGAATGGAAAGACGAAGCAGATTGTAAGGGCTACGACACTAACCTATTCTTTGACAAATATGAGGACGATCTTTCTCTAAGAAAAGCTGTAGATAGTGTGTGTGCTGGATGCCCAGTTGCTAAGCAGTGCTTTGCTGTCGGAGTATCCCAAAAAGAATGGGGTGTCTGGGGCGGTATCTATCTAGAAAATGGCAAGATATCTAGAGAGTTTAACAGACACAGAAGTAAGCCAGACTGGGCAGAGACTTGGCAATACTTAACGATGGATAAGTGATAATATGAATAGTAATAAGTTTGTAATTGTAGGGGGAGGCACCGCTGGGTGGCTGACTGCACTTATTTTAAGAAAATCGTTCCCACTGGCCTCTATTGATCTAGTAGAAAGCTCTCAGATTGGAATCTTGGGAGCGGGAGAGGGCTCAACCCCACATTTCTTACAGGCTTTAGAGTATGCTGATATTAACTTAAAAGATCTAATCACTAACACTTCTTGTACCATCAAAAATGGTATTCTGTTTGATAATTGGAGCAAGAACAAAGAGCCATACATCCATGGCTTTGGGGTCAACGACGCTAGGTTTGGACAAGATGCTTTTAACAGCAAGTTTTCAGAGTTTGAGTTTACCCCTGCTCCGATCTTAGAATACTTGGCTGAGCGGAACGAGCTTTCTGAAAAAGATATTGGTTTTCTAACTAACCTTAGTTTAAAAAATAAAACATTGTTTAGAAAAGAAAATGATCAGTACCATCAAAAAGGAATCTATGCCGTACACTTTGACGCTAGATCTTTGGCAGAGTACATGGCTAAGGTTGCCCGTGAGCGTGACGTTAAACGAATTGAGGGCAAGGTCCAAGACATTCATCGTAATGAAAGTGGTAACATTACCCATCTTGTTTTAGATAATGGCAGAGAGGTTCGCGGACAGTTCTTCTTTGACTGCACTGGATTTGCCAGACTTATTATTGGCAAACTCTTTGAGTCGGAGTGGGTAAGCTTTAAGGATAGCCTTCCAGCTAAAAGAGCTATGCCATTCTTCTTAGACCCAGACGAACACAGCGTTCAGCCATATACACATGCCAAAGCAATGGACCGTGGGTGGATCTGGAAAATTCCTCTGCAGCACAGATACGGATGCGGTTATGTATATGACCCAGATCAAATTTCTGACGATGAGGTAAAGCAAGAGATTGATGAGTTTGCTGGCAAAGGGGTTGAGATCCCAACCATGTTTAACTTTGACCCTGGTTACTACAAGAAGGTATGGATTAAAAACTGTCTAGCTCTTGGTCTGTCCAATGGCTTTGTGGAGCCATTAGAAGCAACATCTCTGATGCAATTAATCTTTGCATTACAAACATTCTTATCTCAAAGGCACAAAGTCTTTAGCGATGATGATGTGTTTAAGGATAACTACAACAGACAGATTGAAGAAGACCACAGAGACATTGAGGCCTTCATCTATCTTCACTACATGACTGATAAAGACAACAACGATTTCTGGTCTAACTTTACCAGCAACTACAAAATGCCAGACAGGCTAGTATCAACTGTAGAAAGACTAAGGTATGGAATCCTAAACATGAGGGACAATACTGGAATTTTTGATATCAATAGCCATCTTGTTGTTGGCAGGGGAAACGGACTCCTTCTTAAAGATAATGTAGAAGAAATCTATCAGGCCTCTATTAAAGATATGGGCATAGAGCCTTTTATTCCAGAAATTATTAGAGATATAGACCATCAAACTGGCACCATGACGGATCATAAGCAGTTCTTAACTGACTTGGGAGGCACTGTTGGCAAAAGATAACGAACAGCTCGAAGCTTTGTCCACAATGCTCCACAGGGAATATTGGGATAAGCCTAACACTATTGAGTTCTTTGCTTTTATGATTAAGCTAATAATCATTATCCCTGGATTATTGTGGGGATACAATTGGTGGTGGCTTTATGCCTTGGCATTGGTGACCAGCGTAATGCTTATCTGGTCTTCCACAAAAAAGACGCTTCCCACATTAATTATTTTTAACTTTGTGTGGATTTTTCTTTCAATCTTTGCTATTATTAAATACTACTAGGAGAAATATGTATACAAACGAAATGGCGAAAGCCTTTAGATCTTTAGACCACCACGCCCCTAAGGGCTTTAACGTGCAGCTCATTGACAACGAACACTTCTTGACCGTAAAAGCAGAAGAGTCCATGTTCATGAGGCTTGACGACTATGGCAAGAGAAAGGCTATAGAATATATGGTATTGGTTAAGAAGGCGTTGGAAGAGAATGGGGCCATAGTTCTTATAGTTAGAACTGGAGGGGAAGAGGTTTGATTAATACAATTTTTGAAATCAGCATCTTTGTAATCTTTATTGCAGCATTTGCACTAGTATTTGTAGACAATCTAAGAACTAGGGTAACTAACGCTAAGCTAAATAAAGATGTTACACAAGGACTTCTCGACCTAATGGCCTTAAAGAAAAAGCTAGATGAGTCCTACAATAATAATGATAGCAAGAAGCTGGAAGAAACCGAGGGCTTCTTAAAGTTTGTTTCTCAGTCTCGTGACTGGGCATTTCAGTATATCGAAAGAGTACAGATTACAATTAAAGAATTCCAGGATATATTTCATCCAGTTGCTGTACAATATTATAAAGATAAAAATAAGCCAATTGACCAAGAGACTTTTGGCAAACTGGTAGAGGCTTATAAAAAACTTATCGATGAGCTTCCCGAGGAAGGAAAAAAAGATGTATAAATACGAAGCAAAGGTTACAAAGGTAATTGATGGCGACACGCTAGATCTGCATATTGATCTTGGTTTTAAAGTTAATTTTAATACTAGAATTAGAGTCATTGGTATTGACACCCCTGAGAAGTGGTATCCATACGGCAAGGTCGTAAAGGCATATCTTCAGCAGATCTTACAGGACAAGACGGTTCTGTTAGATGTAACTAAGAAAGACAAGTACGGCAGGTACCTTGGAGTTATTTATTTAAACAAGGATGATGAGCAGTCGGTAAACGATCACCTCATTGAGGTTAATATGGCTAAGGCTTACCACGGTGCGTCTCGTGCAGACCTGTGGACAGAAGAAGAACTTAACCAGACCTCGCACCCCTTGTTGACAACCTGAGAATAACCTGGTAAACTTGTAATAAGCAAAGAGAGAGGCTTATAATGCAGACTTTTCTGCCATACAAAGATTACCACCGCGTAGCAGAAGTACTTGATTCTAAGAGGCTTAACAAACAGATCTTAGAGTGCTACCAGATTCTAAATGTTCTATCTAATCCATCTCCCACTGCTGGTTGGCGAAACCATCCCGCTGTTAAAATGTGGAGAGGTCATGAGTTTGCACTCTGGGACTACGTCAACGCTATGATTATTGAAGCAAATGATCGTGGCATCAAGACAGACAAGAATCACGAAAACCTACTTAGGCTACGCAGGTCTCACGGTCTTTCCTGGGGTATGGGAAAGCCAGTGTGGATGGATGTAAAGGGTGTTATCAAGCGTGTCACCACCACACACAAAGCTAACCTATTCAAGAAGCAGCCAGAAGCTTACCCACAGTTTATTAAAGCACTAAAGAGCAAGCATAATACACCATGTTGCGACAAATGTCAATACTTTTGGGTTACACATTTTGACGAAAGTCTGGTATAGTTTTAATTACAAACGGAGGCAGACGCAAATTACAATTAAATAATAAAAAGACCTGGACATGTCTTAAAACTGTCTAAATATAATAGTATAATTATATATATGGACACTATCTTCTTCCCCACTCAAATTGTCCCAAGATTAAAGATCTTTGCAGAACACATCATTTTGGCTACAATTGCTTGCTTAACGGCAATGGTCCAGGGTAAATATCTTGATCTCACTCTCGGTCATTGGCAAGTAGCCTTGACAACTGGTACTGGTGCTGGTATACTTGCTATCATTTTTTCTATTGGTCTTTTAAAAAGATATAAAGAAACTAAATACTTTACAGCATTGTCTGTATTTGTAGCAACATTCTGTGCAGACATTTGGGTTCACCCAACTAACTTTGGCAGCCCATTTACAGAAGCACTTTACACAGCCGCTGGTGCTGCTGTAATTTCTATCCTTGTTTCTATCGTCAAAGGTAAAAAGTAGGATATAATATAAGTGGTCCCCACAGGACCTTAGGATGATTAGTTACCATTTTACGGGCGGCCCATTCGTTGCCGAATTTCCCTGTGGGGGCCATTATGCTATACTGTTCTTATGGATCAAAACATACAAAAAGCAATGTCTAAAGTCTATGAGAGCAACTACTGGAAAGACAGCGAAAGCAGATCTGGAAGAGGATCTAATAAAACTAATACACAGTTTTTAGAAAAAGAATTTCCAGAGATAGTCAAACGCTTTAATATTAAGTCTATTCTAGATATCCCCTGTGGTGACTTTGCATGGATGCCAAGACTATTAAGTAATCTCCCTAATGATGTTACCTATCACGGTGCAGACATTGTGCCCAGGATGATCTTAAACAATCACAAACACTCTAATGATCGTATATCGTTTTCATGCTTAGACATTACGTCAGATGATCTGCCGTACGCTGACGTGGCTTTTGTCCGTGACTGTCTTAACCACTTACCGCTAGAAATGGTATTTAAGGCACTAAGAAACATTAAAAGGGCTGGGATCAAATATATCGCCATGACCCACTTTAACTGGAGAACCGCAAGCAATCACGACATTGACAACTCAAAGAGGGTGCAGTGGAGGAAGCTCAACTTTACCCTTGAGCCGTTTAACTTTGGACAACCACTAGACTTTATTGTGGAGGGTAGCTCAGAGCCATTGGGTAAAGACAAGATTAATGCTATCTGGAAGGTGTCTGACTTACCTATTTAATTATATGGTAAACTAGTATTATGCCTTATAGTATTGGAGAACGCGGATCCTACGATTGTTCAGGATACCCCGTCGTAAAAGATGGAACAAGCGAAGTGATGGGCTGTCACGAGACACGTGAAGCAGCAGGTCGTCAGATCGCAGCGATTGAAGCTAGCGAAGCAGAGAAGACTGACGGGGCCATGGGCCAGCCACATCCAGCTTCCACTAAGCCATCATTATTTGAGAAGCCTAAGAAAAAGAAGAAGCGTAGCATTGGTGGTGTCGGGGGAGACTCTGCGGGTGCTGTAGCCACAACTGGAGGGGGTACAGGCATGGGCACTAAAGAATATGACGTAGAGACAGCCAACAACATTAGCGAAGAGGTTGGTAAAGAAGACATGAGAATTAAAGAAGGCGACTTCGTAATGGGGGAAACCACAGAGGGCATAGTCCACGGTGTTGTGGAACACATTATGTGGGAGGGTGGAACTTTGGGAACCCCTGGGTCGGACTACTCTCTGGAGTCTATGCCACCAGAGAACCCAGCAATGTCTGTTAGATTATATGAACAAGACATGGAAGAGGCCTGGGTGCCCACAGCTTACAGTATCGGCATGATGTATGTAGATGCTACTGTTCACGACATGGAAGATCATGAAATGGATGAAGACGACATGGTAGAGCTTGAGTACATGGCAAAGAAGTCTCCTTGCTGGAAAGGCTACAGGCAAGAAGGAATGAAGCCAGGTCGCAATGGATCAATGGTGCCAAACTGTGTACCAGTAAAGAAATGGCTTGAGGCTATGGAGAAAGCAGAAACTTACGCTCCCACCTCGGGCATGAAGGCAGCTGCCCGTCGTGCTTTGAAGTGGAAAGAAGACGGAAAGTCTAAGGGGGCTGGTACCGCAGTTGGCTGGGGTAGAGCAAGCGACATCGTAGCAGGACGCTCAATGTCTCTTAGTGTAGTTAAAAGAATGTATTCTTTCTTCTCTCGTCATGAGGTAGACAAGAAGGGCAAAGGTTTCTATGATGGTCCAGACTTCCCATCCAAGGGTCGCGTAATGTGGGATGCTTGGGGAGGAGACGCAGGATATAGCTGGTCTCGCAAGATAGCTGAAAGAGAAAGTGATAAAGCATTGTTTGCAGATTTTGGAAAAGATTACACAAGAGCCGAAAGAATGACAGATGTCTTCAAGGCTGACAGCGTTCGCGTTGGGCAGATGGTTTCTTGGAATTCCTCTGGCGGCACCGCAAGAGGCAAGGTTAAAAGAATTATCACCAGTGGATCATACAAAGTTCCTGGAACAGATGTAACGGTCAACGGTACAAAAGAAGATCCAGCAGCCGTAATTACTCTATACCGTAATGGTGAGGCCACAGATACCGTCGTAGCACACCGTGTAAGCTCTCTGAGAGCCTCCTAGAGACCGTCTGACAGTTCTAGGGGTACTATCGTATACCCCTGAATTGCATTTAGTGGACGTGGCGGGAATCGAACCCGCGTCCAGACCTTTCTCCGATGAGCTTCTACATGTTTAGATCAAAGATCGGGTATTGCGATACTGCTATATAGTTACGATATTGCTATTTTGTTATAAATTAAGCCGCTAGGGCAAATTGATTCTTGTTTGCATTTATTAGTTTGCCACCGATTAAGGCACGGTAGCCCTACCACATGCTTCCTCATCATTGATGCGACCTGTCGAAACCGATCACGCCCACACTTATTATACCACTTAATGCTATACTTGTACATATGCGAGTTGTTATTATTTTATTAACTTGGCAACGCATACAGAATTTAAAAAATACTTTAAGATCTTTGAGATATCAAACCTATAAGAATTTTACTATTCATGTTAGTAATGCCAACGATGCGAAGGTTAAGGCTGTCAATCAGATAGTCAACTTCTACAATGACAATTCTGATTTAAACATTAATGTAAGTCATGACGGCAATAGCAAGTTTGCCTGGAGAAGATTTGATTTGGGCAGGGAATACGCTCAAAAGGGATATGATGCAGTTTTATTTATTGACGATGATGTAACATTTGATCATAATTATGTACATTCTTTAGTTGCATTCTTTGAGCCAAAGTGCTATGGTTCCAATTACACTTGGAGGTTTACTAAACACAATGCAAACTATTATACAGATAGAATCAGAGTTAGAGACAACTCGGAGCCGATCAAGTACTGCGGAACTGGGATGTCCATCATCGACGCCAAGGTATTTTTGGAAGACGGATTGTTTGATGCACCGAAAGATATGTACAAGATAGAAGATCTTTGGCTATCTTATTACTGTGACCATGTTCTTGGATGGAAGTTAAAATATATAGACATCGAGAACGTTGCCCTCGGTGGTGGAGATAGAGTTGCACTGTATCGAGAGATTAGTAGATCTAAGAAGTTTACTAAGGCAGATGCTTTAAATTATCTTACGAACCTTGGCTGGAATCTTCAAGTGATCTGTGGTGGGTGCGATGCTTGTGACAGTTCGCACAAACGACGTCGCATTTCTTAATCTCTTCCATGGCCTTTTCAAGACCATACTTCTTCAATACCCTGTAGACGTTGTCTAGCTTCTTATGCTCTGGTCTGTGATCAAACTCTAGCATGTAGTGGGGGTAACGATTGCGACAGTCAGCACAGCCTTTATCTTCTTTGTATTTCCTAATTCTAGGAAGGTGCTCAGATACTGTCATCTTCTATTAATTATACCACCGTTTAATAAGCTCCCTCTGGACCAATGGAGGACGTTGTGGGAAGTTTTTGCAGGGTAGCCTTGGCGTTTATGCCATTCTGATAAAACAAAGGATGTCTATTAGCATACACATGGAAGAACTTCATTGTGTTTGCCCTGGCCATGTCCTGGTTCTTTTTAGCATAAATGCTAAACTTAATAGCTTCTGCTAGAAATGCTACATAATCTGGGTTTAAATAAAGAATTGCGTGTGCTGCTAGCATATTATATATTCTATAAAGATCTGTATCAACCTGCTCTAGGGATATCCTGTTGACACCTTTGCCGTGGTAGAGCCCAAACTTTGAGTTGCCAAGATAGTATGCATCCGCATCGATTGGGACAGCTAGATTCTCTATAAAGTTATGTGTCCTAATATCATCTTCAAAAACAATAAACGGTTTCTTGTGACCTCTTAAATCATTCATTACCTTTTGATGAGACTTTGCGACACCGATCTTCTTTATCTTTTCCTCAAAGCCTTGGACTCTGTTAACATTCTTAAAGCCAAGTCTTTCTAGCATCTCTTCTGTCGTTTTGCGTTTCTCTACATCTCTATCTAAATTAATATAAAAGACATCAAGTTCTAACAGATTAATCTTTCTTTTGTGGATCATTCGTCTCCTCTAGGCTCCCACCAAATTTCCAAAATTGTATAAGTGTAAAGAAATAATCTTTTAGCGACTGCAGCAGCCGTTTCCACAACATTCTTGCTGTGTCGCCAAAGCTTTTGGGTCTTGGTGTATTCCCCTCACGAGGGGCACACAGGCCTCTCCACCTTCGTTTACAAGTCTATTTAGGTCTTCTACTGTCATTTCAGCAATACCATTAATTCCCCAGTCTAGTCCCCAAGAGTTTTGCAAAAATATAGTTTGCTTACCATTAAACTTGGATGACGACGGGTTGTAGCCCACGGCAAGAATACAGTGGCCACCAACCTTGTTGCCAAAGATTTCCAGCTTTCCATCTGGGGCACGGTACATACCTTGGTACCAGTTAACACCAAGCACAACTGGACCATGCGACATAAGGGTACCGATGATGTCGTCTACCGAGAATGCCCAGCGGTATTCATGGAGGATTCCAACCTGCATCAAGACCTTTGCTCCAGCCAAAACAGATGTTCCAGAGTAAGCTTCTCCTGGCCACTGATCAATCTTCTGTGCGTTCTTATAAACGAAGTGTGCAAATTTAGTTGGATCGTGTGGCACATCAGCTGTTTTAATCTTTTTTAAATCTACTTGAACTGGTCCAGCAAGTGCCTCCGCTGTCCATCCAAAGCCAACACACGCCCCCTCGTTGCCCTGGTCAAGAATTGCACCAGTTTTCCACAGGGTATACTTCAACTCCTGCTCTAGTGGCAAGATAGCAGACACGGGGAACTGCTTAGATCTTTTATCAAAGACTGGCTTCCAGTCTAATACTCTTTCAAATGAATCGTCCATGTCACTCCTTTTTTGACTATTCAATTATATACCCTATCTTAGAATTAGTTAGGGTCTTCTTCAGCCTTTAGGTCCCACCAATCAATTCCTTCAAGCTCTAGGAGTGTTTCGTCGTCAAAGGCAGGGTGCCCAAGTTTATCCCAGACCGATGGCTTGTATTCTTTAGGTGAGTTTTGAGATTGCATCATTAACCATCTTTTCTACTACTAGTAATCCAGGTAACAGCTCTCTATCAAGCAGACCACCGTTATCAGAGCTAATCTTAATCTGATCTTTAATTAAAGAACGAAGACTGTAGAGTGATTCCAAGCTCCCAGCCCTGTGGCTAATTTTTACCATGTCTTTAAACATTCTAATCTTTTGTCTGTTTGGAACAAAAGGATCAGCAATCCAACTATCTTCACCCTGGTGGTCGTAATAATCTTCCTCGTTGGGTAGCATTTTACTCTCTCCGTTCAATATTTTAATTAAAGTGTACTCTGCTTAGGCTGTGCTGCAAAGACCACATACTACGAACATCTGGCAAGTCATCTGGATCCACAGTAGGGATTCCTAGGTCCATGTACTTATCTCTTGCCTTTTCGCTATTGTCGATGGCGAGGGTAACTACATTGCGAAGATCTCTTCCAACCTGATACTTAAAATCTTCATCGCCATACTCTTTAGGGTTCATGTAAAGTCTTTCAAACTTTACCCCAGCAGACTGTAGTTCACGTATAACATCAAACCTATTAGACTCGTGGCGACCAGTAACAACGTAAACATCGTCTGGTACCGCATTTACATAACTAATAGTATTATCAACAAAAGAACCGTCCTTGTTAATAAGGGTTCCTGTGTAATCTACAATAATAGCCATGTTTAATTATAGCATTGTTATGGGCCAGTCTTGCGGATCTCGCCAATAAGCTTTTCACGGGCACTCTCATCATAAAAGATGGTCGCTGCCATTTGATTAATTAGTTTAATGATACGCTCTTGTTCATAAAGAGCTGCCATTGTTTCTTTGTCTGCCACTACTCTGTCTCCTCTGCATTTAGTGTAACCTCGGCACGTTCTTCGTAACCTAGTTTAAGAACAATTCCCCCACCTTCGATTTCTCCAGCGGTAATGGTATTGTATTGCTGTGCACCGTCAAAATCTTCCTGGGTAAGTTGTGCTTCCCCACCCATCTTAGCAACAAGACCAAACATAATATTAGTTTGCTCCTGGATCTTTGCCTCATACATCTGAATTGCTTGTTCAATTGTTACTTGCTGTGTTTCTTCCTGATTTTCCTCAGTCATTATCCTACCCATCTTTTGATTGTGTTTTGTGTTACATTAAAAATTTTACCAAGGTCTACCTTGCTAAAGCCAAGGGAGTGTGCCCTCATAGCCCTAGCCTGACATTCCATCTCAATCTTAAGAAGTTGCTCCTTAAGACTATCTCTCTCTGTAGCTACGCTTTGCATACTAGCAAGGGTAAGCTCCCTCATCCTGACCTCCTCGGCATGTTTTTCTATCTCCATAAGCTTATCTGTTGTAATGTCTTCTAGCTTTAGTGGTTCCTGCTTCATATTATCCCACATAAATTGTCTCATGTCAATCAAGATCCACACCTTTCGTAATCTCATCAAAAACAATAATATCTAACATCGCCTGATAGTCCTCCAACTCCTTTGTAAGATTAACCATTCTAATAATAATTGCTAGAGAAGATGACGGGGAAAGAAGTTCCCCAATCTTAGCAAGGTCTGTTCGCATATCTAATATCTTGTCTTCAATTTTTTTCATCTCTGCAGTAAGCTCAGACTTGTTCATTAATAAACTCCATATTCTCTTCGTGATCTTCCCATAGTCTATCGTAAACTTTTTGTGGGACAAAATCCTCATCCGCTTCATGTTTCTTTAAATGATCTACCATTTCTTGAGTGGTATAGGCATTAAAAGAGCCATGGCCATCATTTGGAAATTGACATCCGCAGCACTGAATGAATCCGCCTACATGCAAAAAGATATAGACATCTGATCCATCCCAACCAAATCTAGCGTAGCTCATCTTCCTCTTCACCCTCTATGCTGTTTAAATAATCTATAAACTCCTGAGCAGTCATACCCTCTTTGTCTGCTCTATCTCCGTTTTCCATGGATCTATTCCTTTCGGGTACCAGTTTCTTATTAAAACAAAAGCAAATATATGTTTGCCAAAATAAATATCAAAGAGTCCTCGTTTGCGACCTATCAGCCACCCGTAGTTGATTTCCGAGTAGTCTGCGGGATGATAATGAACTGAGTGTAAGGTATAGTTACCAACAGTCAAAGACTTACTGGTTACTGTCTTTGGCTTCATCATTCCCCCACTTTACATCACAGTCAGTGTTGCCACACCACCATTCGCTCATGCGACCAAAGATCTGTCCGTTGCCACATCCAGGGCATTCAGTAATAAATTTATTCATCAGTAGGCATCCTCACATACACAAGATAAACATTCTTTGTATATCTTATCATGCCCACGATGGGCATGGTCCCAGCTCATACCCTTCTGATGCGAAGTAAGTGAACGGGCCCATGGTCTGTCTGGCCAGGGTATGTAAACCTCTGGTCTAATATCTTCTAACTCTCTCATAAATACATTATGCCACACTGTCAGAGATGTGTCAAGCAGCTACGTAATGTTTGTAGTAAGAATATTCTTGCTTCTTGGAGTGAAGAGCTTCCAGATACTCTTCCGCCTCTTCTTCTGTCTCAATGATAGTGATTAGATCGTGATAGTCGTCACGACGGATGTGCCACATAGAACCCCCTATATAGTTATGGTTCTATTATACCTATCTTTTGGAGACTACGGCGAACGCCTTTCTAGTCTCTGGGGTATCTTGACTAATCGTAATCTTACCCATAACAACTATGGCAAAGTATTCTGCTAATAAGATAGCAAAGTATAAAGCAAAAATGCCAATACAAACTAGGATGCCAAATAACAAACTTAATAATATAAAAGATATCATTTAACTAGTCTTATCTTATCTGGAGAAACTCTGAAGTCATCAATTTTAATTACTGGAGTTAGCTCAGGTTCTGGCTCTTCAACAATCTCAGGTTCAGGCTCTTCAATAATCTTGTAAGTTTTTTCCACGACTTTGGCAATCATTGGCGGCTTCTGATAGATTGGCTCTTCCTGAATTACAAACAATGGCTGAGTGTCAGTATCATCATCTGAAAACGTCTTCTTTGGCAAACTGTTGGCATAGGCCTTGTTCACTTCTCTAATGGTTCGTTTCTTAGACTCTTCTAGATCTCTTTTAAACTTGAGAGCTACTGATCTTAAAAACATCAATAATAAAATAATTATAGGCAGACCAACAAATGCAATGCTTACTACCATTGCAATGATCGCCTGTGCGATGTCTGGCTCCAGGGTAGAGAACATCGCCCCAGCCTCATCAATAAGCCCACTAATATCTTCTATCAATCTCTCCATACAAAAATATTACCACGATAGAGTTGACAACGCAAGTCTCATTAGGTACAATATATGTATGGGAATGAAAAAGATTAAGAAACAGATTAAAGAATACGCTCAACTGGAATGGGCTCGTGGCTACGGAGCTGGATGGGACGCTTGTGCCACCAGCGAAGGAGTTCGCAACGAGCTTTTTGAGGAAGGCGTCCGTGCAGAGCGTGAACGAGTTATTGCTCTGTTTAAAATGCTGTCTGACAGTGAGTTCGAGAACGGTAGCCCAAACAAGGCGAGAGCTTGGAAAGATGCTGCTGACATTGTGAAGGTAGCTGATGAGTTAGAAGTCTATAATGAAGAAGGAGAATACCTTGGCTGAAAAAGTAAACCTAGAATGGTATGAGTATGACGAGGCAGACGAGCAGATCGCGGTACTTCAGTCTAAAATTGATTTAGCAGTTGATGATTTAAAACAGTATGAGTTATCAGAGTTTAGTCGTAACGCTATCTTGAATGAGATACGACGACACACAATGTTCATTGACGACATTAAAGAAGCACAGGGCGAGCCAGTAGACACTGACCTTGTTAACGTAATACAGGACCAGGCAGATGGCTATTGATTACGAAAGCGATCCTCGCTACAACTATGTAGAGGATAACGTTTACTTTGACACACAAACAAACGAGACTGTCTTTGTTTTAGATGAAGAGACTTCAGATGCTATCCGTGACTTGATGGCTCTTGACGACACAATCTTCGAGGTAAAAGAGGAAGACCAAGAATACAAACTAACAGACGAGGGGGCCAAAAAGCTCCTCGGTGAAATGCTTCAGTCTGATCTAACTGAATTAGATTAGGATAGATGCAAGGCCTAGTGCCATCACCAAGTTGATGACGCCGAGGGCAATAATAAGTGTTACGTCGGTTTTATTCATAATATTATTTTAGCACAGAAAAGGAGAATCGCATGTGTATTTATGGAGTAGCAATGCTAATGGCCTTGCTTGTGTTCGGTCCATTCAGTCAGTTCATTTTTAAAATTAATTAAAGTCGGCGCGAATTAGAGATTTGAAGTTCGGCGGTAAATAGAATTACACGCTCCAAAGGAGCGAATATCTATAGTATGCGAAAGGTAATAATGAAGAAGTATTTTGAACGTAGAAAGAAGCATAGCTTTAATGAGCTATGGCACATGATCTATGGCTTCGAAGAGTATCCAGGTGGATTGCTGTTTCGATATGAAGATGCTATGGAGAGAGTAGAATCCTTGAAGACGACGAGAGAGATTCTTAATAATAGAATCCAGAAGCTTGAAAAGGATATCCTAAAACTTTCGGGGAACAAGAGTTGACACACAACACAAATCTTGCTAGTATAGAATAACACAAACAAAGGAGAGAGATATGAATAAGAGAGAGTCATTCCAAGAAGCACAGGCTAGCATTCAGCACAGCAGCGGAGAGCCAATGGGCACTGCTGGTGAAGTTGCTTGGGAGTATGCTTATGCTGACGGTCTTCGTAAGGGGTATGAACTTGCTATGGATGCTTTTAGTTTTGGCATCACCAAGTTCGGACTTGACTACAATGAAGCACAGCAAGAGCGAGCACCGTTCTAGAATAGCTACATAAAAAATGGGGGGTATCTGAAAAGGTATCCCCCATTACCTATATAACAATAACCCCTATAAGGATATGATCGGATAGCCCAGATATCCCCATATGATCAGAAAGAACTGTGTCTTCGACACAAGGCTATCGCCTGATATCCGACCTATCAAGGAGAACTAATACCCCCAAAGTTATCCACAGACTTATACACAATTGTGGATAAACATCTTACTGATATATACACTTGATGTGGAGAGAAGTGGAGTAAAGTGGATAATGGGTATTGGAACACCCTTTAATAACTATCTTAATAAACATTCACGATTTTTCCCAGTCCTTCGTAATACCTTATCCTTTACATTTGTGTTTGTATGTATACTATAGGGGGGAAATGTGCTATTTGATCAAGAAATATACCCCTGAAAAATATCTAAATATCTATATAAAATTAAATAAATATAAATAAATCAGGGAAAATAAATCAAAAAGATCTATTATGGTTTAATAGCAAATACAGCCATAAAGAAGACTACAAAAGCTAGTGTTAGTATACTAGGGATAATGTCTATCATGGTATCTATTGTATACCCACGATATTTCTGATGTGTTCTTAATCTATTACAGACATGTAAAACTTCCCACGATTTTTGGAAGTCCTTCGTAATGTCTTTTTAGTCATATGACTTGATCGCAAACCACCATGCTATTAATATGATTGATGATACTATTAACCATTCCATTGCTGCTCCTTTTTTTCGGGGAATGCATTCAAAGCTCTAAAATAACCTATAGTAGCAAACACTATAGTGAAGAAACATCCTGATAGGAAGTATAGACTAGAGGGCTCTATTGTCCCATAGTTATTATAATCTGTCAATAGGGTATATAGCTCTATTGATGTAGTTGTTATCTCTGCTATGATTTGATCCACGATTTTCTCATACCCTTCGTAATGCCCACGATTTTTTACCTATCTTCTTAAAGATGTTACATTGTAGTAACGATCGCCGGTGGCCCTACTCTCCACCCTCGATTAAAATTTCTTCAAGGTCCTCGAACCCTGTGTCCTCTGGTATGCCCAATGCTCCAAGCAGCAGATCGAATGTCTCATTGATTAATTGTTTACCCATATCCGATGGCTTCGCAATCTTCTCTGATGTGATAAAGCTAAGGGGTAGCCCAATGTCATTGTATGATACAAAATCTTCAAACTTTGGGTCAGACCTATAGGACAGCCATAGGTCCGTTAGGATGTTGCACTTGTCTTCAAACTTTGTTCCTTGATTGCTCATTCGAACTTCGCCTTCATTGCTTCGTGGAATTGGTCAAAACTTCTGAACCCGTGCTCTGGCTCTTTGAGTCCCAAGTGATTTAGCAGAACCAAGTAGAACTCCTGGACAATGTCCTCATACTCTGGTGTGATTCCGTCTACAGTCACAATCTCTGAGTCAAAGGCATACGCCAATGGAATTGAGAAATCATTGTACCAGGCAAACACGGGTTGCATTGTGGGGTATTCGTCTGTGTTGTACAAATCATTCATACTACGAATAATCTCACATTGTGCCTCTAGTGTAGCAACTGTTTCGGTGATTTCCTTAGTCATCTCCCAGCCTCCTAATCTTTTCCTTGTGCCATTCCTCTGAATACATAAACTCCTTGTGATATTTGGCTGAATCAAATACCTCGAACAACCTATTATACAGCACGGCAGATGTTAGGTCAGCAAGGTAAATGCCTACTAGTTCTAAATCTAATGTAAGGTCATTTACTGCTTCGGCAAACTTCTGTGCTGTCTTGCCTTCTTTGGTGAACTTTGTTTTACTCATACGCTCCTATTATACCCTATCCCGACTCTTCTGTAAAGTGCTCCCAGAGTTCGATCGATTGCTCATAGGCTGGTAGGGCCCACAATAGATTTGCTACCCGCTCAGGGATGTCTGTGTAGGTCTCAAAGAATGAATCTTTATCTAACCAGAAATCACTATCAGGTGTGTAGTCACCACCCAGGTCTTCACCCCAACCAAGGGTCAACCTCTTCGCTTCCGTCGGGGTAAGGGTAATGGTCCTATCCTCGAGCATGGTACCACTACCGTACGGAGACCCTACAGCTGGATACTGATAAACGTTGATTACCCAACCTTCTTTTTCATACTCAGTCTCATAGCCCTCTCTATCCCAGATATTGAGGTCATAGTTTTCTGTCATCACAGTGTTTCTTAGATTTATTACATCAGACATTTACGTTTGCCCCCATTCCAAACTCGGCAAGGTACATGTCTCTAGGATACACGATATCGGTGTGTTTCACAAATCCCCCTGCGTGGTCCCATCTTTCTTCCATGATGTCAATCTCTTTAGTTTTATAATTATATACGGGAACATCGTATCCATCACCAGTAGCGGGTAGCTTGTTGATAGAGAAACCAACCCCCGTCTCCTTATCCCAATCGGTGTCAATCACTCTTGAGATAAAGATACGTGTAAAGTATGATTCGTCTCCTTCGCGTGGCATTGCATGTGCTAATGCATTCGCTACAATCCCATGCCTATCTTCACCACCCCAATGCAGATACAAGAACACGGTGTTACCATCACTACCCTTGATTCCTACGTTTGCTCTGTCACCCATTGTTTTACCTTTCCACGATTTCTTTCATTCTATCGTAAGCCACTGACACGGACGGATCTACGCCTCTTCTGTCTCAAACAGATAGTCGATTGCTTCTTGTGCCATGTTTGTATCCATAGCATCTTCAATACCTAATTCATCTTTGAAATACTGACATGTGTCAAAGACGCCTCTCCAGTACTGCATGATTTCGTCTTCGCCATTGAATTCCCACCCATTGAACTTTTCTTTTTCTTTAGCTTGCGACACGATATATCTCCTGCTCTCCTTCACAGATATTACAAAACGGGGTACAGTCAAACGCACCTTCGTGATTAGGACATTCCATTGCTACCACTTCCTCATCTTAGTAAAGATAAAATAAATAACTAGGATACCAATGCCTATAGGATATCCACTTGCTAAGAAACTATCCATTGCCTTCTCCTTCTGTTCCTTCTAGTGTAGCGATAACCACCGACAAGGCAAAAGATGCTGGCATTTTATCTATCTCAGGCTGTGCCTTAACATTCTTAAGTATCTTAACACATTCACTGATTCCATCGAAATAACCGCCATCATATAATGCAGAGTCATCTCCATCCTTCCACTCGTCGAATTCTTTACTTATCTCTTCATAAACAGATTCATAACTCATTGTTACTCCTTATAGGATGGGTCGTTGCTTACAGTGATAGTCTCATCTTCCCAGGGGATTTCGGTAACATAGAATCCTAACCTATTAAATATTCTATGGCCAGGAATAACGTCAAGGTAAACACTATTAGGATTATTATCTACAACTGTCCACAAATAATAACCAGACTTTATACTATCTCTAATGTCATCATAGAAATCAAACATAGTATCAGTAGTGGGCTTGTATGTTTCTTCCCATTCTTTCCACGATATTACGGGGGCTGACGTAATCATTTTCCACCTTCCAACTTATGTTGTTCCACCAACTCTTTAGCATACCGCAAAACATTAGATTTGTCAAGTCTTTCGACCTTACCAGAACCAACAAGGCCCATCATTGCAGCAACTCCTCTAAGGAATCCACGATCGTATTCGCTTTCTCTACCTGGCATATTTCCTCCATGGGTTTTCAGGGGTTGAATCTAACAAGACACCGCAGTCGTCACACAACTCATCATGTGCCATACCACGGTCATAGCCCGTAAGCTCTTCACAGTTCTCACAGACAAAGGAACATTTGAAACACGCTGTCTGAAAGTGCTCAAAGACAGGACGTTCGTCAC